GTCTGTTATCCATTCAACACTCACAATTTTCATGTAATTTATCTCCAATCTTCTAATAAATCTATTCTAATCCAATCATCTTCTCAAAATACATTGCAGCCTTTCCATTTGCGCCTTCGTATTTACGTCCAATACAACCAATTAATGCCGAGTCTAAAGACATATAAGAATTATTTGTATCAGCATAATTAATATATGTATGCCATAAATGTTTAGGTGCAGTTTTGCTTTCGTATTCTATAATCTGATATTCTCCAATACAATGTATATCAATCACTTTGCCCCATGTAAATTCTTCCCTTATTAATTCCAGTTTTTCATCAGGTGTCGCTTCTCTTACATCAGCATCTATGATCGTATCTAACTCGCTAAAATAACAACTTCCATAATTACATGGATGGAACTTAAAATCATTTTCGCTTTTTACTACTGTTCCAATCTGATTTTTATATACAACAATGTCTCCATATTTCATATATTTTACCTCCAATCTTCCAATGAATCTATTATTTACTTTGTTCTCTTTGTTGACCATCAATCTCAAAATTAGATTGTTCTTCCATGATAATTCCAATACTTTTCATATAGTCCTCTTCTAACGTAAGCACTGTCTCAATTGTATCTTTGTCAATATTACATCTTTCTGCAATAAAATTTATTGCATCTTCCCATTCATATACTGGCGTATCATTCATAATACTATTCTCCTTTCTACATTCTACACAATATCATTTAACAACTCAATCACTTCATCAAGTTTGTCACTCGCTTCTTCCACACTATCAATTGCATCTTCAGAACACATTCCTCTATAGCTGCTCTGTAATCCTTCTGGCATGTTATCAAATGCGTCCTGTTCTTCACTTAATATAGAAGATAGCTCACCTGAAACTTTCTTCAAATCGGTTTTAATCAAATCAATTTGAGTTTTGAGTTGCCTTATCTTTTCTCTTCTCTGATTATTCATTACCTATCACCCCATAATGCATGGACTACATCATAATCACTTGGCATACATGTACATGTCAAGGCTCCAAAATTCAACTTATTAAATTCTTCTTTTGTAATTTCAATTCCCATATCGCCATCAACAGTAGTATTGTAATCAAGTTTTCCCTGGCATTCTGGTCGAAAATACCATACTCTATAGAACTCTTTACCAGTCTTACTATTTTTACCACTAAACAAACAGGTAATTGTTCTGCCTGTGCTGATTTCAGTTGTAACAGTTTTTCCGAAATATGGATTGTATTGACTATATACATTTTTCCCGTATTTTAGATTTTCCTGTTTGTCATGTTCGCTCATAGCAAATAACTGTTGTGTACCTCTTCCATAAGAAGTATCATATACTCTACTACTGTTTACTCCAACTGTAGAATATAACTTAACTCCGTTTATGTCTGTTGTCTCAACTCTCTTTACTCGTTCACCGTTGATGTATTCATTACACAATCTGTCTGCATAATGAACATTTCCTTTTTCATCAACTGTACGAGTAATTTTCTTCATATCATAGTTATCTTTAGCTGCCTTTACAGCACTTCCTGCATAAATTCCTAAAAACGCTAATAGTCCTCCGAACATACTCATCAACCTCTTTCTCTTTTATATTATCTTCTCCATTTTTCCATTTCGTCAACTGACTTCTTATTTAAATTATTATACATATCTTGTCTCTTACGAGATTCTTCCTTTTGATTCGCTTTCCAAGGAAGATACACACATAAATACATTGCCACTAAAAATCCGATTAATTGTGCCATAATCATTACCTCTTTTCTTTCCATTTGTGTTCTGTTATACTATTCTTTATCGGAGGAGCTAACCATGATAGAAGAATTTATAACAGACGTTTGCGAATTGCTTGAAATAGGAGTGCCAAAAATTTCATATGACACTACTCATTTCACTACTAAAACAACAATGGCTCTATGTGAGCCAGAAACTAATACAATTTACCTTAATAAAGTAGATAAGCCAAATCCAGATTATGTATTTTCAATTACTCATGAACTCCGACATATATATCAATATCAGACTGATGAGCATTTTTACTTATCAGAATATAAATCATCTGACAAATGTTCATCTATAGAAGAATACAATCTTCAAATTGCCGAAGTAGATGCAAATGCTTTCGCTTCTATTGTAATGACTGATTTCTTCTCACTGAAACCACGGTGGCATGGTTTATCTAATAAAGTTGTTGATACTATCGAAAAACGGATTAAATTCCTTTTAGATACTGAATTCGTTTTATAAACCTAAACCCATTTGCTGTAGTTTTCTTCTTAGATCCGTCTTTACGATAGAACCAATCACCTTTTATAATACCTTCTTCGATGACTTCTGTTGCTTTTGGATGTTGTCTACTGCCAGACCATTCTAAGAAAGCACATTCCCATTTCTCTTCTGATGGTTTGCTTTCTACTTTTTTGTCTGCTTTATAATCTGAAAGCAATTCTTCAATTTTATCATCTGTCAAATTTTCTATTCTATCTACATCTAATGAATAGAAATCTGTTTTATTGTAATGGTTACTTGTATGATGCCATGAAGAATATATTAAGCAAATTTCCTTTAATACTTTTACTGGAAGCTTCTTTAATTTCTCTATTGAACATTTTAACTCAACTTCCTGTTCTTCTATTGCCTCAAAAATGTCTGCCTTTGTCCATTTACTTAATGGCTTTTCACCATCTTCGTAAGCTGCTACTGCATTGTTACTCATACTAAATCCGTTATATCCTGCCATATTCATTAACCTTCTTTATTATATATTATATCATGTGTTGTGTCCTATTAAAAGGACTAGAAAGTTCTTTTTATCGTAGTTCTAATCCAAGTACATCTTTTAAATATAAAGCTTTTTCTTTATCTTCAAGAACTATTCCTTTTATATTTCCATCAACTTCAATTGCTGTTATTACTTTAAAATCTAAATCAGAATGAAGAAATTCATTTATCATATCAAGACGCTGCGTTGTTACAACAGGTGGATTTTCTTCTCTTGCTATTTCTATCCACTCTGGAAGTTCAGTATAATGTGTTGTTTCATCTGGATAATAAACAATATCATTATCCATATCAATGTTCAGTATCTCTTTTGCATATCTTTCAACAGCATTATTTTTACCTAATAATAAAATCATTTAATCACCATCCTTTTGAAATTTCCGATTCCTACGCTTTCTTCTTAGAATAATACTTAACAATCTTTTTAAAATCCTTGCTACTTGCATAA